TAAGTAATCGCCTTGCCACCATTTTTTTCTGTCATTAAGATTTGTCCAAGTACGAGAACCTAATATCATAATATCATCTGACCAAGGACTTATATAACAACCACTAGCCGCTATTGGTGTTTTATCTTTTAATAATACAAAAAATTTACCTTTATCAAATCTTTTTTTATTAACAATACTATACATTAGTGATGATTTATTATTTTGCCAATCTTTCCAATTAACATTTTTAGATGCTACACTATTATCTTTTTCGGAAAGTTTACACATTTCTTCTAAATTTTTTTTATAATCTTTCCAGTTTAAACTGTTTATAGACAATACTTCAATATTATTCATTGTATTTTTTTTCAATAATTCTATTAGCTACTTGTTCAAAACTTTCATTATCAATAGATATTTTAAATAACAATCTTTCACTATTGCCATTTATAACACTATGCGGTTGAGTAGTATCTAGTAAAGCATTTTTATAGAAATAATTTTTACTGTTTATTATTATAGCCGTGTTATTTTCACTTAATAAAAAATTTAAAGAACATTTTGTAGTATTATCTGTATGTGTGTTTATATAGGCATTAGGCTTAAGCCAATAAAATCTAGGTGTGCCTACAATTTCAAAATCTTTCATAATTTGTTCTATATAATTGCCTGAATATATGCTAACCTTCCAATCTGTAAAAACTTTATTTGGATAACGACCGTCTGTGTGAAATATAGATAATTTTTTAGCTTCTTCTGATTCTTTTAAAATCAAATCTTTTTTAAGTTCGTACTTTAAATGTAATAAAGGTTGCATAATTATCAATTTTTAAATAATATATAACTATTTATATCGTATAAATAATACTATTAAAGGAGTGAATATGGCGATTACAATTAATGGTAAAGAATATGATGAAAGTAAGTTCAGTGATAAATTGAAAAACTACATCATAGCAAGACAAGAAATACAAAACAATAAGACAAGATTGCTTATTGAAATTGAGAAAATAGACGTTTTAACTGAATACTATAACAATAGAATTATAGAAGAATTAGGTATAGAGGTTAAGGAAACTAAAGAAACAAAATAAATGGCAGCTGTAGCAAACCTATCAATAGACCAAGGCGCAACATTTACATCAGATATAACCGTAAAAGACATAAACGGAAACGTATTTGATTTGACTGGCTATACGGCCGTTGCAAAACTGGCCAAAGGTTATTCATCTACAAGAACAAGAACGACAATGTCCACTGCATTTGCTACAGATAGAACAACTGGTGTTTTGACTATTTCTTTAACGGCCAATCAAACAACCGCTCTGGACGCAGAAAGATACGTCTATGACGTTGAAATTACCTCTAGTACTGGTTCAGTTACAAGAGTTTTAGAAGGAATTATTACCGTTAGACCTGAAGTAAGTGTTTAAATTATTCTTTATTATAGATTAAAATTAATATAAATATAAGTAAAAAGAGAGATTTGAATGGCTAACATAACTGCTAGGATCAGTTCACCTACATCTGCTGGACCCCAAAAAGTATCTGTAACGATACCATCTGGTGCCACATTACAAAACAGCTCATTACAATTAAAATTATTAGGCGATGTAGATACGACAACTGAAGGATTAATTGACGGCTCTTTATTACAATATAGATCAAGCGATCAAAAGTTTGTTACAAGAACAAACATCATTACAACTACAGGAAATTTAACACTTAACGGTGGAGAATATTAATAAATGGCAACTATAATTAAAATTAAAACGTCCAGTGGCCTAGGTACGCCCGCTACAGCCAAAATCGGAGAGCTTTCATATTCATACGCTACAGGTGCTTATAACACATTAGGAGACAAACTCTTTATTGGTGTTGGGCCAGTTGACGGTAACGGAGATGCCTCATCACAGGTTGTAATTGGCGGTAAGTATTTTACAGCAGCTTTAGATCATCAACCAGGAGTTTTAACTGCTAGTTCAGCTATTATCGTTGATGCAAATAAAGCAGTAGATGAAATTATTGTAGGAAATAGTACAACAGTTGGCGGCGGAATTAAATTAAATGAAGGTACTAATAACGGTACTGATAATATTATAATTAAAGCTCCGAATACTTTAGCTGCAAGTTACACATTAACTTTACCACCAGATGATGGAACAATTGGCCAGTTTTTAAAGACAGACGGTTCTGGTGTTTTATCTTTTGCAACTGTTACTACAGATTTTACAATTGTCGGCGATACAGGCTCAGACAATTTTGTTACAGGAGAAACTTTAGACTTTGAAGGTAATTCACAAGTTGTAACTGCCGTTTCAAATAATAAAGTATCTTTTTCAATTGCTAATAGTTCAATTGGCACAACACAGTTAACAGATGCTGGTGTTACAAACGTAAAATTAGCAAATTCTACAATCACATTAGGAAGTTCAACATTAACTTTAGGTTCAACAACAACTGATATTGCAGGTATTACATCTTTAGTAGTAGATGACATTACAATTAATGGCCAAACAATCTCAACAACGGCTTCAAATAAAAATATTGAATTATCTCCTCACTCAACAGGAACAGTTACAGTTCCTTCAGGATATAAAGACAGAGCAGGATTTACAGATAACTCTTTAGCAAACAAAGCATACGTAGATTCAGTATCACAAGGTTTAGATGTTAAAAATTCTGTTGAAGCAGCTACAACTACAAATTTATCAGCAACGTATTCAAACGGCACCGCAGGCGTAGGCGCTACATTAACTTTTGGTTCTGCTGTTACAACTTTAGATGGATACACACTTGTTAATGGTGATAGAATTTTAGTTAAAGACCAAACAAATGCTTTTGAAAATGGTATCTATACAAGAACATCATCTACAGTTTTCACAAGAGCAATTGATGCCGATACTTCAAGCGATTTATCTGGCGGAGTATTTGTATTCGTAGAACAAGGTACATTAAATGGTGATAACGGTTATGTATTTACACACAACGGTGCACCAACAATAGGCACAACAAATTTACCTGTTTCTCAATTTTCTGGTGCAGGACAAATTACAGCAGGCGCTGCTTTAACAAAATCAGGCAATCAATTAGACGTAGCTGTAGATAATAGTTCAATAGAAATTACTACTGATGCTTTAAATGTAAAAGCTTTAGGTATTACAAATGCTATGTTAGCAGGTTCTATTACAAGAAGCAAACTTGCAAATCCATTTATAAGATTAGCGGATGAATCTTCTACATTAGGACAAGTTTTCTTAGAAGATACTTTAGAATTTTTAGCAGGCGAAGGAATTAACACAACAGTATCACAAAATAGAATAACAATATCAGGAGAATTAGCAACTTCAGCAAACGCAGGTGTTGCCTTTTTCCCTACTGCAAACTTTTTAGTTACAAGTGGTTCAGTAGCAATAACAACAATAGACGGAGGAACATATTAATGGCATTTTTAGCTTGGCACATAATCGCAATACTTACAGTTATGGCCGGATCATTTTTGATTGGTTACAGTTTAGGCAAAAAAGAAGATAGAAGAAATTACAATTATATTGATAGATTAAAAGATATATTTAAAAAATAATTTATTATGCCAACTGTATTTAAACCAAAACGCTCAGAAGTAGCAGCCGCAATACCTACATCAGGTCAATTAGAAGCCGGCGAAATAGCAATAAATATAACTGACGGTAAATTTTATACTAAAACTACAGCTGGTGTAGTAAAAGAAGTTGGTGGTGCAGGTTCAGTTACACTTCAAGGAGCTACAAACAGTGGTAACACAACAACAAACGATATTGTATTAAACGGATCAAATTTAGTTTTTGAAGGTAGTATTGAAAACGCTTTTGAAACAATTTTAACAGTGGTTGAACCTACAGGCGATAGAACAATAACTTTGCCAAATCAAAACGGAACAGTGGCAATGGTTGATGATGCATTAGCCTTATCAATTGTTTTCGGAGGATAAATTAAAAAATGGCAAGTACATTTAAAAATGCAGGTATGACAGTTATCACTTCTGATAATGCAAGTGCTAATTTATACACTTGTCCATCTGCTACAACGGCCGTTATTCACGCATTATACATCTCAAATAAGAGTTCTACAAACGTGGCCAACGTAGATGTAAAAGTTACTACAGATGGTGGTACAACTTTTTATCATATAGGAAAATCTCTACAAATTCCTGTAGAAAATACTTTAGTAATGGACAAACCAATAAATTTAGAAGCTAACGATAAAATTAGATTGGTAGCAGCTGTCAATGATGATTCATCTTCACCTGATGTTGAAGCATATGCTAGTATATTGGAGATTACTTAATGGCTAAATTAGGATACGTAGTACCAGAAACTTCATCACAAACAACGGAAACGTTTCACGCTTTAAGACGTACAAGTGAAGGATTATTATACTACACAAAAATTAATAAAGATGAAAATGTTTCAATAGATTTTGAAGCTGGTAATCCTACAGATAAAAATGGTGGAAGACAATTACCAACAGATGAAAATTATGTAGTAGATACAATTAAACTTCAAGCTGGCGCAACAGAAATTTATACAGGTGATGGTGCAACAACAACAGTTACTCTATCAAATCCTGTATTAGATGGTTCAAGATTAGCGGTATTCATTGATGGTGGACTTCAACAATTAGATGCTACTTATTCTTATGCTACGCCTGTTGTTTCTTTTAAAGTTGCACCTAAAAGTGGTGCTCAGATTGCCATTGGTAAAATAGATAAAACAACACAAGCAAATCCATCAGATTTTTATTACCAATATGTCTTTGAAGATGGTGAAGCCACATATTTTGTAGATAGTGATGGTTATTTTGTAAAAAGAGAGAATTTTGTAAAATCTCTAACAAGTATAGC